TGCTCAGATTGGTTCATCGGGCGACTATGCTCAGATTGGTTCATCGGGCTACTCTGCTAAGATTGGTTCATCGGGCTGCTGTGCTAAGATTGGTTCATCGGGCGACTATGCTCAGATTGGTTCATCGGGCTACTCTGCTCAGATTGGTTCATCGGGCTGCTGTGCTCAGATTGGTTCATCGGGCGACTATGCTCAGATTGGTTCATCGGGCTACTCTGCTAAGATTGGTTCATCGGGCTACTCTGCTAAGATTGACAGCACTGGAGAAGATTCCGTTATTATGTGTGTTGGTAACAATTCCAAAGCCAAAGCAAAGATTGGCTCATGGATAACGCTCGCAGAATGGGAATGGAGCGATGAAAAGAATCGTAATGTCCCAGTATGCGTTAAGACAGAGTACGTTGACGGAGAAAGCATCAAGGCTGATACCTGGTATTTGCTAAAAGATGGAAAGTTCGTTGAAGTTGATAAATAACTAACCACCCTCTCCTGTAAAAGGGAGAGGGTAAAAAGAAGAGAATATGGCAAGTATGGAATTTGGAAAGTGTGATATTTGTGGCAAAGAGGCTGCTTTGTCACGTACATATTTTAAATACAGAATAGGTAGTTGTGAGTGTTGTGGAAGCAAATTGCGTGATGGCTCAAATGGGCATTTTGAGGTTGTGCATCATTGCAACAAATGCGTTCCTCATTTACATACAGTTATTCATCCTTTATTTAAGGCTTTAGATGGTAAAGTTTACAGAGCAAATATTACTACGTTTTACCATTTGAAATTGAAGGCGAATACATTATCGAAGAACCGGTAATTAAGGAGGATAAGCGATGAACAAAGTTAAGGAATTATTAAGTCAGGCATTCAATCAGCTTGACGAGTACAATAAAGGTGGTGCTACTAAACATAACCTTCTCTGGAGGGCTATGGGCAATATCGAGGATGCACTTAAAGAGTTGGAGGATTGAGTATGGAGAAAATTTATAAAGGTGAAATTCAGAGATTGTTTCCAATTTTAGAGGCAATTAAAGAAGGCAAGACCATTCAGTGGAACGATATGGGCGCATGGAGAGATATTGATGGTGACGATGAGGGCTTTTTCCTTGATACGTTTGTTGGAAAACCTGAAGGCTATCGCATCAAGCCAGAACATACCTATCGCCAATTTGAGGACGCAGAAGAGTGCTGGGAAGAAATGTTGAAGCATCAGCCGTTTGGGTGGATAAAATGCAAAGAAGGTTATTTCAATATCGTTTATGTTGATGACTACTATGTAGGCTTGGCAGATAAGGATAATAGCTCCATCCTGCTGGCTTCAAAAAATAGCTATCAAGACAATACCTTTGCAGACGGCACTCCATTTGGAGTAAAAATTGAGGAGGTATAGTTATGGCTTGGGTATGTGTTAATAGTTTTGGTACAGAACTTATATTTGAAACAGAGCCTCACAAAGCTGTATATAGCTGGAGAGACGATTACGGTTCTTGCAGATGCATAGAAATGCCACAAGGTAGCATTAAGAAGCTCATCGGAAAAGAGTTGTCTTGGGATGATGAGCCAGTAGAACTTAAAGAAGATTGATATGGAAGAATTATTAAAGGCATTATTGGATGTATATATTCCAGTATTAAATGCTAATTGCAAGAAAACGTTTGCATTCTTAGATGAATACGTTCCTCCACCCACAAGGAAGGAGAGACGTAAACGTGAAAGAGAACTTAAAAAGAAGAAATATGAGTGATAAAGTTAAATATTTATGGCTTGCTTGTGATAAAGATGGCGAGCTAGTGTTGTTCAAAGATAAACCATTCCGTGATGATTGGTATGGATTTTGGAGTAAGTGGAAAAGTGGTATTGATTATAATTGTAATGATGAGATAACTGCTAGAGACCATAGAAACAAAAGATTTACTATCCCAAGAAACAATATTGATTTATCATGGGAAGATGAGCCTATAAAAGTAAAATTAGTTTTTGAAAAGATAGGTGAATAAAGTGTAGAACTTAAAGGAGAATAGTTATGGTTAAACCTTACAGAATCAAACATAAGGCTAGTGGGTTGTACTACCAGCCTGCAAGAAATCATAGTAATCTTGGTAAAAATGGCAAGGTGTATATGGCAAACAACTCGCCATTACTAGCAAATTATGGATATGATTATATATCTATTAGTGTTAGAAAAGGCACTAAGGTACATAATATTCTAGAAAAGTTAATGCCCTTAAAAGGCGTAAAACGTTCCTATGGTGCAGAAGTTTGTTATCGTGTTCCAAAGAGTGAATTTGAAAAAGAAGAATTATAGCTTATGAAAATAGAAAATATCAAGTTCAAGGCAAAGAAGACCTTGGATGGAAAATGGATAAAAGGTGACTTGGTTCATCACAAAGATTCAGATAACGTCTGGATGACAGACTTTGAGAAACGACTGACATCACCAATTGACCCCTCTACCATCTGTCAGTTTATAGGTCTGAAAGACTGCAAGGGTAATGAAATTTGGGAACACGACCTTCTGCAAAGCCAAGAAACAAAAGCAATCTATGAGGTTGTTTGGGATGAGAATGGCGGTTTCATTATTAAAAATTCTGTAGGTGGTGGGCACTTATTGAATTTCTTAGGCTCTATATTGTCAGTATACAAATTCAAAGTTGTTGGCAATAAATACGATAAGGAGGGCAAGGTATGATTTACAAAAAGGTACTAACGAGATACATTCAAGGAAGGCTGTCAGAATTGTCTGATGTTGACACTTATGAACCAAACAAGTTAGCATTAACTAATATGTTGTGGTTTCTTGGCAAGGTAACCAGTAATGAAATGATTGTTGCAAAGCTTAGAATCATGGTTGATGCAGACATTAAAAGAAAGAAATATCTAAGTAGATACGATGGTAATGAATCATTATATGATGATGAGTATTCCAAGGCTGTAAGCACTATTGGAAAGAAATGCTTGTCGTATTTACGAAACGTAAAAAAGGAGGTGCAAGATGAAAATAAGGCAAGCCAAGAAGATTTAGAAAAACCGGAATGATTATTGGTGGTCAAGAAGATATTGGTATAAGTTAGGATTTGACCAATTGCGTTCTAAAGACCATTGAATCACCTAGGCGATAAGTTTAACAAGAAAGAAGTAGCGTATGATAAAAATATTAGAAAAAGTATCTCAAAAACTGAATGCTTTAGCTGCTAAGGTGTTTAAGAAAGAGACTTATCCTTATCCTCCTCTTTCAAGAAGAGAACGAAGAAAGTTTGAACGTGGCAACATAAAAGCTGAGAAGAATATAGCGTTATGTCGTAGATGCATGAAGAACGCTCCTAGTTGGTGGTGTCCAGGAGAACGTTGCTATTTCTTCCCTTACCGAAAACACGTCTTATTTGGAGATAAAAAGAAGTAGCGTATGGAAATTTTATATATAAGTGTTAGTCTTATTTATATATTACTTGCTTGCTTAGACGGGGAAGATGTTAAGCCAAAATGGAAGCAATGGCTAGCTGACAAATTAGGCATCAAGCCAAAGATAGAGGTTAGATACATAAAGCCACAAGTTATTAAGCTTCGTTCAAGAGTTGAAATGTCACACTTTGAAATCCAATACTATTGCCGTGACAAATCTGGCATGGAGCAATTGAAGAGAAGAGCAATAGAAAGTGTGTATGATGGCATTCTCCGGGAAATGAAGGCAAACGAATTGGTTTCCATTTCTCAATATAATGACATTTATAGTAATAACACTATTTATGAGGGGACATGTGAAATTTATAAAAACAAGTAGTATATGAAGATAAGACAAGCTAAGAAGATAATGAAGAAAGTCTATAAAACCCGATATTGGGCTTATAGGCAAGGCTATTATTGTGGCAAGAAGGATGCTGGAAAGCTAGCCGGAGACCATCGTTTGTTAAAGGCTATGCGTCTTACAAAGAAGTGGAAAAGCCGCAAGATACGAAACGAAGCGAATAAAATGTTGAAGAAAAATCCGTTAAAACCGAGGGATCTTCAACGTAGTGTTTTAAGATTGAAAAGATATGGATGTAGCAAAGCTTAATCAGGAAATTTTAGGCGTAGATTTGGAATACAAAAACGTCTATATTGATGCGGAGAACACAAGAATGATACGTGCCAAATTACCTGATGGACATTGCGATTTGGTTCGCACAGATGTGTGGAATGGTCGTGTGAATCATCCGGAAGAGCATGATATTGTAAAATATACGGCAATCTCTTGGTATAGAGAAGAATTTGTCGGTGGAGTTGATTTAGGTCGCAACTATATGCATGCTAAATATAAGTTCTTCGAGTTGGTTGTGAATAAAAAATATATTTTGGAAATAAAACATATGAAAAATGGAAATGCTAGATAATAAGTTAGTCATAGATATTCCTAAAGGAATGGAAGTGGACGTTGAAAAAAGTGACTTGAAAGCGGGCATTATAGCATTTAAGAAGAAGGAAATCTGCTATGCGGATGTCTTATCTGCTTTAGCTGATAAAGGTGTTTGTCCTGCCGATATGAAAGTTCCTGAAGTGATTGCTGAAAAGATAATCGCATTAGCTAGGTTAATGACTATAGCTAAGTACTATAATGGAGATTGGAAACCGGACTGGAATTCTCAAGAATATAAGCATAATATCATGCGAACCAGCGAATATGGTATTACTTCTTGTGGTAATTATAACGAAGGTGCTATTTACTTCAAGAACAAAGAAGATGCCCAAGCCGTTATTGATAATCCGAATTTCAGAAGCATTCTTGATGCAATCTATAAGGACTAAGGCTTATGAAGGAAATGTTCTTTAAGAGTGTAGAGTTCCGTGAAGTTCAGCATTTGGCATTCTCGGATGAATATATAACCGCATACGTATCGGTGAATAATGTTCCGAAGATACACATGAGTGTTAATACACCTCGTGACGAATATGGGTTTGCGAAAGGCAAGCCAAAACGTTACTTTAGAGTAGGGTTCGGGAAATGGCTCACTGAACGAGCGTTTGTTAAGAAATATTTTAGCGAAGAATAAATGAATATAAAAAAGTCAGATATGGAAACTGAGATTAATGTAGCGGCAACCCTTAAGGATAAGCCACAAGGAGTTAAGTTGTATTCCCGAATATGTGGAGCAGTAGAGCTTAAAGAAGTTCTTGATGTACGTAAAAAGAAATCTATTGTGGTTAAAGAACTCAATTCAAGTAACCAACATAGATTTTGGTACGATGGCAAATTCTTTAGAGCAGGTCAATGTGTATTGCAACCTTCTAAGGAAATGGCAGACTGGTCTAAGTTCGCCTGGAAGAAAGGCGATGTGTTGGTTTGTAAAGATGTCAACTCACATATTATCTTTGAAGCGTTTAATGATGATACATATACAACTTTCACAGGTAAGCATAACTATCAAGCTACTAGGGTTGGATATTCTTATGATCATACACGTAATATTGCTATGACACAAGACTTCGATATTGAGAAAGGTGATGCTGTTCAGACCTACATCAACACTATCGAGGAAAAGTTGGGTGGCAAACTCAATCGTGAGACCTTGGAGGTTGAGAAGCAGCCAGAGTTCAAGGATGGGGATATACTTAGCATCCAAGAAGATGAAGAACATTATCATGCAATTTTAATCTTCAAAGGGGGTACAGATGTCTATGTGTATTTTGATTATTTCCACAGGGTTTTAACCTATGGTACAAAAATAGATGAAAATGAGAAATCTATATCTCATCTTGCTACAGATGAAGAGAAACAACAACTCTTTTCAGCTCTAAAAAAGGAAAACAAGGCTTGGGATGCTGACAAGAAAATGTTTGTTGATTTGAAGCCAAAAGTCGAGCTGAAACCATTTGATAAGGTGTTGGTTAGAGATAATGAAGATGATATATGGGAAGTAAGTTTGTTTGGTTATAAAGATGAACTCTACTATAGATGCGATAATGGTATCACTTGGATTCAATGTATTCCTTACGATGGCAATGAACACTTGCTTGGAACTACAAATAATGTGGAGGGTTAGATATGTTAAATGATAAGAAAATAGAAGAAGTTGCAAAGCAACATGCGGAGGGAGCCTTTATTTCCGAATATTGGCAAGCTTGCTATAAAGAAGGTTTTGTGGATTGCGCTAAATGGATGCAAGAAGAATTTTTAAAGGATTTGTGGCATCCTGCTAGTGAAGAGCCAAAGCGTCATAGTTACATCATGTTTAAAACCACTAACAATAATGGATTCGGAACAGAATACATAGATTGTAGTTGGAAAGCTATAGCCAGATGTCTTCAAATTACTCAATGGCTTTACATTGATGATTTGTTCCCAAAGAAAGGAGGCGATGGCAAATGACCGATGCAGAATTTAATAAGTTTGTACTTGTATTAGAGAACGAGGCGTTTTGGTTTTCAAGAAGCCAAAAAGAATTTAAGGAACATCGAGTAGTGATAGAGCAGTCTTTCAAGATAGGAGGGCTGTTCATTCTTAGAGAATTGGAAAAGTATTTTAATCAAAAGAAGTAAGCGTATGCTATTAAATGAGAATCAGTGTTTTGAGCTTTTAAAAGCTCTGTGCTATAGTGTCCCACAGAATCCAAATGTCGGTAGGTTTGAGATTGCAAATGTGATATTTGACACATTACAAAAAATAAAAGATGCGGATTAACAGCTTTCGGGCACAAATTTAAAGATAATGACAAAGGAAGAAATATTGGAAAAGGCATCTGATTTTGAGGATGAAGATGAGTTTGTGAAGTGTGATAGATTGCCGTTCACTGAGGAATGGTGGCTTTTACATCAGCTAGTGTATATCGGCTTGTCTTGTACTTATACAGGTCGTGGTTATATAATTGAGAAACTTAAAGATTAGTAAAATGGAAGCAAATGATTATTTGAAAGCCATGCAAGCTATGGATGAATTGGATAGACTTGTAACTAGTGTTTATCCGGATAAGTTCAAGTTGGTCTGCAAGAAGCATGGAATTGATGAATGCGAGGCGATGAACATGTATTCGTACTTGCAAAAGATGCATAAAGGTCAGTCTTGGCTAGTTAGATACAAGCCAGTGGAATATCTAGAGCGTATATTAACACTAGCCAAAGAAGCTTATGCGTCTTACATGAACAACGGCTTGATTCTAAGTATGGTCAATTTTGGTGATAAGTACACAAGAATACTTGTAATCTTTGAGAAAGATGGCGTAAGAAGCCAACAAGAATTTGACCTTAGAGAGCAAAGAACATATGTTGATATAGCGGACTTTATTGGAAATGGTTACTCTATCGTATCTGTTATCCGTCAGTCTGACAATGTTGACAGCGAAAAGTTTGTTGGAGAAAAGGATGAGCGAAGTCATAGTATTCCTATTTACGATGGTGATGTAATGCTTTGTTACGTGAATAAACCGGAATTTTGGAGTTCCGATTGGCGTAATAGCGGACTTTATATTTGTGCGAACGGCTCATATCATAGATTGCTATACACCCCGAATAAGGGGTACGTAAGACATGGAGAGTCTGATGTAGATGAAGACTTCACCCTTGATATTGGGGAAAAATCCTTCAGTAGTTATGTTATGACTTTAAGCCAGTCTTGGTATAAGTTGGGTAATGTTCATGCAGGTATAGGCTTTTTGAAGGAGAAGGAATAGAAGTGTTAAAGGAGAGGAATATCATTTCCCCTCCTTTGCCTTAATCTCCAGCTCGATAGGCTTGCCGCAATGAGGGCAGATGATTGCCGGAGATTGCGGAATGGATGGCTGCTCTGATTGTAGCTCCTTTGGTGTCTCCTTGTAGAATAGCCTCCAAATTGGCACATCTAGGATTTCGGCAATACGTACCAATGTATCAAACGATGGGTTCGCTTTATTATTGATAATGTATGATACCGATGTTTGAGCCATACCAAGAGCCTCTTGTAAAGTCTTTGACATGATGCCTTTTTCTTTCATTACCTCTTTAATATATAGAGGCACATTGCTTTTCTTGTAATTCATATACGATACTATCTAATGTTTTTGAATGCAAAGATACGCAATTATACGATATAAATGTATTAAAATCTGTAAAAATACGACCATGTATTATAAATAAGCGTTAAATATTAGATTAAATCGTAAGTTTTAGGCAAAAATATTTGGAGAATATAAGATTAAATCGTATCTTTGCAATGTCTTTAAGAGATAAAGGCTTTAAAGTTTAACTATTAATTGCTGTTATGCAGCCGAGTCGGCACTCGTAAAACGGTTTGAGGATATGACTACTTCAATTAAGAACAAGATGAGAAAGGTAATGCATTTGGCACATAGAGCCTATCAGTTGAAATCAAGTTCAATGTCTTGGGTTGAGTGCTTGAAACAGGCTTGGCAGGTCGTAAAGCTTGAGGCAGCGATGAAGACCAAGGTAGTAGAGTTCTTCTTTATGAAGATGAATGGTGAGGTAAGACAAGCCTTTGGTACTCTCCTTCAGAGCCACATTGACTATACTCCAAATGGTACAGGGCATGCAGCATCAAGAGATTGCATCCGCTATTGGGATGAGGCAAAGGGTGCATGGAGACAATTCAAGGCTTATAACTTCTTGCGAGTTGCATAAAGATATTTACACGTTCTAAGGTGTTTGGCGAGGCTTAATATGGGGTGTGCCTTTAAACACCCCTTTAGTTTAGGACTTTTAAATTAAAATCGAATATGTTACATTCTGAGATTGTTAGTGAGTTGAAGAACATTGGTGTACAAGTAAAACCATATAATGTTCAAGATGGCTTTATGGATATGTTCGTAAATGGTGAGGTTTACGATATGTTCGTGAAGTTTGTAAAAGAGAACAACTTAGAGGTGATGTATGCTAACATTCATCATTGGGATATTTTCACATGGTGTGATGCTACAATTTGGTTTTAATCATAAATAGAGTATAAGATATGGAGACAATTGCTAAGTGTTTGAAAGAAGTGTTCTACAAAGGGCATCATATTACCAAGGTGGAGGACGTATTCGGTCAGGTATTCGTTCGCATTGATAATGTAGTTGAACCGGACTATGCTAGCATAGCCGAGGCGAAACGTGTAATCAATGGTAAAGCCCCAAAATGGTTTACGGATGGTTATATGTGGGACGAAGCCAGTAAGAAGGTCGTAAAAGACCCTAACGCTTTCCGATGGGAGGAGTAAGAAAAGATAAGGTAAAGAACTTAATACAATTGATTATGGAAAAGTTTATTGATGGCAGTTATGAATTCGAGACAACAAACGAGTTTCCGGATGGCTATGAGATTTGGGCGATTGGTCGAAGAAATTTCGAGCACAAGGGTTACGTGCCATTGTGTGAGGTTGACGAGAACTACAACGTCAAAAGAGATACCTTGAAGGCTTTGAAAGTCAAGGATGAAGCATTTGCTTTGGCTTTGCTCTATGAAGCCGTGAAAAGAGGTGTAAACAAGAAGAAGTATAACATAATGATTAATGCAAAAGAAAATGGATGAGAATTTTCTGAATGTGCTCTATATCGAGCATACAGGCAAAATAGGCGTTCTAAAGGACGATAAGGACGAAAGGGTATCTATTATCCTAGGTACGGATAAAACGCTTGTAGAACGCAAGAGAGAGGGCAAAACGTACCTTCTTGTACCTTTGACAAAGAGCCACACCTTTGTCTGCAAGGGTAATAGTATTGATGTGGATGGTGAGCATATCAAGAGTGAAATCTTCTTCCGTAAGGATGGTGCTCAGTGGATT